AGAAAAATATTTGTAAAGAAAAAGGAGGGGGGGGAAAATTCCCCCCCCCCCGTGCCAATCAATAAACATAATCTTTAAAACTCTTGTTACTACGACAATATTCGCCCTCACGGGTTTCATCTTGCTAACTCCAGACGCTTCTGGATAAACTTAAAAGGTGTTTCGCTTAAATAATAAGATAATGTTATGTCAACGTCTATTATACGTATATCTAAATATCTTTCCTTATCCTTTTATCGCCAAAGTATAGCGGTCGTACATAGCGTCCCAATTATCTTCTACTATTTTGCATAACCATCTAAACGGTTTGGCATCTCCTGTATCTATTTTCTGAAAACTACCTATACCAAAACCTCTTAGGTTTTGGTCATAAAGTTCTAAATAAATACCATCATCAGTAATGAAACCGATTTGTCTACAATACTTGTTTATAATTGCAGCATAATTCGTTTCTTTAACTCCAGCTGCGGCTTTTACTGTTGTTTTAACTACTTGTACTTCCATAACTAAATCCATTTTTAATTTGACACCCCAAAGATAGGCAGATAAATTGGATTGGCAAAGAAAAAGCCGGAAAATTTTCCGGCTTATCCAAATGCGTAATCAAATCATGTTGGCTACGCTAGGGTCGGGGGCTTAATACGATATTTACTGTAAATTGAGCAAGATAAGTATGAATAGGCTCTGGGTCAGTATTATCACCAATTCCAACTCGCATTTGGACAGTTTTAACTGTCGGATATTCATTGGGGTAAACGTTGGGTGTCGTATTGCGCCAATATTGATAGCCCTCAAAGGTATTTTCCCACATAAATTCCATTCGTTCCCACCCATCTCCTTTGCCTAAATCCCATTCCAAAATTAAATACTCCGTAACGGTATCAATCAAAGTGCCCAATATATTAGCTTCCAGAGCTAAATACCAAGCTGTCTTATTAGTATAATTGAAATTATTTATTTCAAAATCATACTGAAAGAATGGAATATTTTGCATACTGCCACCGTCTCCACTAGGAGAAAAGTCCACCTCTTTTAACAAGTGACCGACGTTTGTATTGGCTTCAGTTATTTCGCCCTGAATGGCGGTACACACATTTATGAACCATGGAATACCGAGTTGATTGACTTGAACGGATTTAAGCTGCTTTCCGTTGGCATCAAAATTGAGAGTTGTTGAGCGTGACTGTGCCGTCACATTGGGTTCAGCGGTTACTTGTGGAGTAGCCGAGCCCCCCGTATCTGGGGTAATTGTTACAAAATCTTTCTTCATAATTATAATTATTAAGTGAAACAATAGGGGAACCGGAGTTCCCCGTGATTTATACGTTAAATGTGTGCTCCTTGAATTCGCCATTTAAAATTGCGAATAACGCCATCTATTTTAAATTGGGCTTGATAAGTTGCATTAATAACTCCATTTTGGAATTTACCACTCCAAAGCATAGTGTTTAATTCTGATACTCCTGTAAAGCCACCCCGAACAGAAATAGCGTATGGCTTTTGCCCAATTTCATCTGAATATTGGATTTGTAACCAAGTAAGTGTCATACTTGCTAAACCGCTTTCATCATAAAAAGTAACTCCACCCAAAGAAGCAAAAGTCAAAACTTTTTGAAGTCAGCGTTTGAAGAAACTTGATAAACGGCTGATGGGTTTGTTGCTTCTCCTCCATTTGGTTCTCCTGTAAGCGTGTTTATTTTCCAGATACCAATTTCTGGAGCCCTAAATTCTTCAATGAATCCTGCAAAATCATAAATAAAATCTTCATCTTGAGAAGGGGTAATAGTAGCCACTTCTTCATGAAAACGCCATCCGTAATCATAATATGGAATTTCATAAGTTGTGGAAGCGTTATCTCCAGTATTTATCAGTATTTCTACTGGAGTGCTGGTTTCCCATTCGCCTGTCGGTCCCTGTTGGTCAATGCTAAAGTTAATTTTCAGGTTGCTTGCTACATCATTGTTTGCATAGGCTTCCAAATAAATTGACTTGCCTGTCCCGCTAGTTGCTGCGTCTAACCAATATTTAACTTCAATTTGGTTTTCCACAAGCATTTTCTTTTGAGTGATAGAGACAGTTCGTGTCACACCGCCACCCGCAATATTGAGTGAAGTGCTGCGTGCAGCTCCTTCGTTTTCATCAGTCAACACAAAAGAAGTTCCACAAAGCATAACGCATTTTAAGCGTCTATACAGGCAAATAAAAAGAGCACCGAAGCAATTGTCCGGTGCTCAATATAAAATGGCAATAGAGGGCTAATTTCCAGGTTTACGGACTACTACGTAATCTTCAAAAGGTGAATCCTTAAAAGGACGGGTGTCATCTGGGCTGTCGGGGTCAAGTAATTCACCGATAACACTCCACATTTTACCGTTCTGTTCAAATCCTGGAATCCAGTTTACACCGCCCTCTTTCTGAGACATATCCTGCACACGTACCCAATACATTCTGTAAGGTTCGTTAGGGTGGAAACACGAGGGGTCAGAATAACTGCCTGTTGGCTCAACATTAACGAGGGTCAAACCTACCAAGCTCCAGCCGAATTCTTTTTGTTGTTTTTCAAATTCTTCCTTGAATTTGTTCTGCAACCATTCGTTAAGAACAAGAGGCTTCTTTTCGTAAAATTTCAATATTAGCTTGCTGATAGGAGGATTGTCACCATTTTTTGACATCTTCATAAATGTTCCTTCGTAAACGAAGCAATAATACGGCTCTTTCATTCTTTCTTTTGGCGTATTATTCGGGTCAAAACTTGGCTTTTCCTGTTCCTGACCTAAATTATCAGGGGTTTCTTGCTCTTTTAAAGCCTGCAACGCCTGTTTTTTCATTTTGCAGGTACGACAAATACTTAAATCAGCGTTTGTGTTACATGCAAAACAAAAATTAGGAAACTTCGAATTGTTAGCAAAAGCCCCAATAATATAAGGTTTGCCAAAGTGCCTTGTGTCTGCCACTTCTCGTCCTTTTACCAATGATTCACAAAGGCGGTGCATAAAATCAGCATCAAGATTTTCGTCAATGTTTATGGATTGCACTATATATCTTGGCAATTCTCCGAGCAAAAATTTGTAGGCTATGACATATTTAACTATTTCCATGAAATTAAATTTTAATAGTGAATACTGGATACAACGGGTCTAACGAAAATTGTATCAATTGTTTTTTAGCAACGTCCACATAATGACAAGTAATGTTTGACACGGGCAAATCACATTTTAAACGGTGCTCGTAGACCTCTAAAGCATTAATTTGACTTACTGTGGACAATTGGCGCATTTCAGCTTCTTGCTGAATTTCGCAAGGTTCAGAGCATATAACTTGCCCATCATCAAGACGAATACTAAACACCCATTTGTTATCAAATCTAGGCACTTGTTCCACTTCCGTCACTTCAACAATACGTGACAAAGGTAATGCGGATTGAACCCGTTGTGTTTCTGAATTACCTTGCAGGGGTATTCCATTCAAATAAATTAGCATAATCGTTGATATTTAATTGTTATTCATCAGGTGGGGTATCATACGTAATTTCGTAAATAATCCCGTTGATTTGTTTGAAATATCTTTCTCTTCGCCCTTTACTGGACGGAATACGCATAGTTTCACCATTAGCATTAAAAACAAATTGTTGCGTATAGGTGTCATTTTCCTTCTTTAATATTTCTATAAAGGTTGCGCCATGCGCACAAATTATATTGAGCAAACTATCGTTATATAAAAACGACATAAAACACCACCAAACAAGCACTACTTCAGTAACTTCTGCCTGACCCCGCATACATGGTGTCAGAACGAAGTGTTTAGTGTACCATTTATTCAGCCGACTTGGCTTGTACTTTTTCTTCAACATTTCTGTTCAATTTTAGTTGAGCACGCACGTTTTCAATACTGTCACATAGAGTAGCGGTTGCTCCGTTTGGTTCTTTGGCACTGTCGTAAGCATCAGAAGTCGTAATGTCCAAATACACTTTGTAAGCCTCTGGAAAGTCTTGCTTCAATGTCTTTGGTGTAAACCGTTGGGTCTGCATGATACATTTCAACCGCTTTTCCATAAAGTACCTGTCCATTTCCAATTTAAAATACTTGCACATTAATTCGTGGATATAGTTTTCTTTAGGAATGGATTTCAGTAAAGTGTAAACCTCTTCTTTGTCTAGGGGCAAACTTTCATGGAAATTAATATCTAAGTGATGAGTACGGTTCCCCCATTCAGCAGGCAGATAACTTTTAAAATTGTAGGAGGCTATGTAAATCGCATCAACTGCCTTGAAAAACTGTGGATGCTTTTCAAACACCGTTTGCACCTCTTTAGGAATATAATTTTCCTTGAGGTATGCTAATAGGTGCAGGCGTAACGATTCTTTTACCTCTTTAATTTCTTCACGGTAATTGTCATTTGCCAAACGTTCGGCAATCATCATGCGGAGTTCTACGTTAATTATAGCCATTACTTCTTCCCTCCTTTCTTGATTTGCATCGCAACTTTTCGTTGAGCTCCCTTTGACAGCTTGCGAGCATCTACTTTAAATTCTTTATGTTCCATAGGTTTTGGAGCCACCCATTTTTGAGTAACAACAAGAACATCCGCTTGTTTAAATGGCAGCTTGTTAATCTGTTCCGCACGGTGAACCGCAAATTCCCACGGTAGATTTTCCATAATAGCTTGATTTTCGGGGTCAATCACCAAATCGTAGGACGGAATATTCCATACGAGCTTGAATAGAGGCTCGCCCAAATCTTCTTCCAACAAATGTGCCACGTCCAAATAATCGCACCCAAAGGCTTGAGCCGCACCCGCATACTCTTCACCCGTACCAATCACTACGCAATCCTCTCTATTAAGCTCCATACGAGACGTTGCTAGGAACTCATTAAACATTGTCAACAACATAGTCGAATTCGGCATAGCGATAGGAGCTTCGCCCTCTGGCATTTCAGGCGCATACTGTCCAGCGGGGAAAACCGTCATACCAATGTATTCCTGAAGTGCTGCAATAACATACACGAACTTCGCTTGGAACAGTGACGGGTGTAATTTGGTAGGAATGTCCGGTTGGTTGCTTACAACAAAGATAGCAATCGGGTTGAGTTGTTTCAGCTTTTCCAACACATTCAGGTTGAATTCCATGTCCCATACGCCCACGGGCTTTTCTTTGTTAGAATGTGTTTTAATAAGCACATCGTCCAGCCCTACAAATACAATTCTTTTGTCTTTTAAATCCATCTTTCTTTATTTTAGGAAGTTAATAAATTTTGTGAAATATACGCATAAGTAGTGGAGTTTCTTAAAACTCCACAAATATCAGACGCACTCCGTTAAGGTCGCTCACCCAAAAATGATTATGACCAAACCCCCATTTGAAATACCATGATAATTCTGGTTTATCATATTTGTGGCGTTTTTCTAATAATCTTATACAGCGACGTAATTCTTCTTCGTTTTTACAGGCAGTTATTTCGTTAAGAATTTCAACGAATAAACTAGCTGCGTAGGCACGCATATCCAAAAGCGGGTTTTCTACAATGGCTTTCATGATTATTTAGTATTAAAGAATTTCAAAATCAAATTTGTCCCCTTTCTGGCTGTTTAATCGGCTTAATACGTAATGATTAACCGTTTCTTCATCACCTATATTGCGGGCTTTACGTAACATTAAAACCGTATTACAAAAGTTTTCACAGTTACGTTTATATTCCATTTTTGTAATGCGAATTTTTACAGTATTCTTCATAACGTTGGCAAATAAAAGTAAGCATATTTAGAGGCTAAACCACCATCAACAATTTCACGAACAATCCAATGTTCATAAGCGGCTTCTTTGCAGTTGGGATAAGGCGAAGCGAACTGAAACTGTGCGCCCTGTGGTACATCTTCACAATAGAAGCGAATTATCTTTACACCGTTGCCGTCAACAAATTCATGTTTTCCTACTGGAACGGCTGGAACGTGACTATAAGGCTTAACGCCTGTACTAAAATGAAATTCTTGCAAGTTTGCCATAACATTTGAGTTTTAATGTGATTAACTTGATTGACACTGCAAATGTAGGCAGACTAATTGATATATCAAAGAAAATCCCGGAATTTCTTCCGGGAAAATCTGATTTAAGTAAGGTCGAAGTGATACCTTACCCAAACTTGGTCTTCGTCAATTCCGATATCACCACGTCCAACTCCAATCCTTATTTCTAATCTGGTAGCATCCGAATCAGGGAAGGTATTACTAGCTTCAATTTCTTCGGCATAGTTTCGCCAATCTTCACCGTCCTCATTATCAAATGGAATGGTAGTGTACCAACTACTTAAGACGGTTCCAGAACCGTTCATCCATTGAAAATCAATAATTAAATCGTCAGAAGTATCAGTGAAAAAGGATACCAACGCTCCAACAGATGGGAAGAAAGTATAATTTGCCGGAGTTTTATTTACACCTCCTAAAAGACGCCCCTGAATAACTGGAGGGAAAGAAGAATTTCTTCCAGTTAAACCAAATTCTCTTATTTGCAAATTTTTACCCCCTGTACATCCCATTCCCATTTGAACAATAAACGGCATACCGTCCTGAACAGCCTTAACGCTCTTCATGACTTGCCCGTTGGCATTAAAATTGATAGTGGTTTCGCGACTTGCAAAACTCGGGTTGACGTCAGCGGTTACTTGAACCTGTGCGTCGCCCCTCCCCGAATCGGGAAGGACTGTAATAAAGTCTTTCTTCATTTTACTAAAATTTAGTTATTAATAATTCACCCTTATAGTGAAGCGTGCACTTTCCTCACTATTTGGCTTTGTTAAATACGCTCCAACCGTCTGTCCATCCTGTTTGACCACGACGCACCGCCCAAAACTCCACAACAGTTTGTTCACATCCGTCCTCAAAACAAATGCGCCCATTCGGCAATACGGTCATCCATTCGTTAGCTGCCATAAAACGGTGAGTTATCTTTGCGCCCTTTTGAGCAAGTGCATAAGCCTCACTATAAGTCAATGTTCCGGTGGGTGTATCTTTTGTGGGTGAACCCATGTGTAAATTTCTTTCTGTTCTTGTCATGGCTGCGGTGTTAAAGTGGTTTCGGATATTACGGTTTTAGCCTGCCAACATTTCCCGATGATAATGTTGTGGTTACTGTCCGTAAAAACATATTCATCATTGATGATATGCTCATAACTCACAAGAGTCCCTTTACGCATAAATGGGGCGATATTTCCGCTTAAAGACGGTAGGTTTCTACGCTTTGTCGGGAGAGCCCAATAGGAATCAAAGTAAATATTTTCTTTTAAAATAGCGAATTTCAAGTGTTTGCCTATTTCGGGGCTGATAACTTTAGTTCTAAGTGCCTTTTCCTCTAAAGGTAAATTCTGATTCGCTCGTAAATTTTCCGCAAAGTTCTGCGCCTGTTGCAGTTTCTGATTTGCTTTTCTTTGTTTCTTGTCCATAATTATTAATTTTCTACGGGTTTATAAAATTCAATTCCACTATCGTAGGTGTCACTGTGACGGTGCGTGAAAAACTTGCCATCACGAAAGTACATAATATTGTACTTTCTCAATCCGCCCTTTGTAAAATACAAACCGTCAGTCGTAGGCGGGCTTTCCTTTACTGATATCCAGCCACCCTCTTTCTTAGCTCTGTTACGTTCCCATTGTGCCCCTTGCTTCCACGCACTCCAAATACTTGGACGCTTAGTTTGTTGCCAATAACCCGGAACCGAACTGTGAATGTCAGCATCAATTTCTGACATAGGTAGCATCTTTAATAGTTCATCGTTCATAATCATACCAAAATTAAAGCCAATATAAATAAAATAATAGCTACGAAAAGAACGAGCTTTATTTCAGCCCAATCCCCAAACATTAATTTCAATAACCTTTTCATTCCTCTATTATTAAGCTGTTATGTACTTTGTAAATGTCGGTTATTCTTATCTGTGAGCGATGAACGCCCAAATCCTTAGCAATTATACCCGTTGCGCCCTGAATGTGCGTTTTAGAGAACTTTAGATTGTTAGGGCTTTTCCGGTTCCCATTCTTCCGTACGATAGGAGAGTGTGTAATCCTCTTCCATGGTTACATCACCGCCCTCTGACATAATGGTATGCACGGTGAATTTTACGTGAAATTTGTGAGCTTTAAGCATACTAAAATTCAATTTTGCTGATGCGGTTACACTTTGGACAAATGTGATGCCCGGAATTTTTACTCTTGTAATAGTTTACAGGTCGCCAATTCTTGCGACGGCTACGTTTGCCGCAATGTATGCACCGAGGGTGACGTTCTGCGTACAGGTGTCTCAATACAATAAACACGCCTGCAAATAACAGGGCGATAATCAAGAATATAGTTTCGTTAGTACAATTCATGTCTTTCATCCAGTAAAAATGTTTGTTATTATTTCAACGGAATTTTCCCCAACAGCGTCAATGTCTTCAGAGGTGATATACTCATACTCACAACAACGAGCCGTAACCTTTACGTCTGTGAAACTGTCAATCAACTGTTTTAGTAGTTGCACTCTATCCTCATAGGATAAACTTTTTACATTTATTTCCATATTATTTATGTGTTATACCATATCCGAATAATGCGAAGTCAGCTTTTGCGGGGTCGTTTGGGAACGCTAGACGACATTGCTGTGTTAATTGGTACGCTGCTCTCATGTTATTGCCTTTTACGGTAATAAGACCCAATTGACGAGCCATACGAGCGACGTGAGTGTCTAGTGGTACGATTAGTTTGCTAGTAGGAATGAAAGACCATATACCGAGGTCAACATCGCTGTCCCACCGCACCATCCAACGCATGAACATACAAACCCGCTTACAGGCACTCTTCGTATCTTTGGGCACGCCTTTAACTCCTGGAAACAAGTTAAGCACTGATTGTACCCAATCAGGGTTCTTAATTTCGTCGTACTGTTTGCAAACTGCCTGTTCCATAGTGGTGTAGTTCTGGTAAATGTCATACAGGCGTTCACACAAGTCGTAGAAATCACCCCATTTGTAGAAGCGGTACAGAACGGCATCTTTTAGGTGCTCCATCTGTTCCCACCTGCGTTCCACTATAAAGACGAACGGGCTACCCGATGACAGGTAGTTCATTTCATTGATGAGTGCCTGTATAGTGGAAACAATAACCTTGCGATTGCCATACGCCAACCAAGAAGCGATGAACCCTACGATTTCCATATCCTGTTTGTCAGCATAGGCGTGAACAAAGCGCACGGGGTCATCGTTTATGAAATCTTTTGTTTCATATTCGGCTGCCAACTTGCGCAACAGTGTTTTTAATTCTTTTTCCATAATCTTTGGTATTATTTCAGTATCTCTTTAATTCTCCCGATACTAATTAAACGTTTCATCGTTTCTCCGTCACTGTAAAATAGTTTCATAAAGTCCAATATCTGGCGGTAGTTTTTAACAGGCTGTGGAATGAGGATGATGGTTTGTTTAGTATTTTCATCAGTCCTAGTCAAAGATTGTGCCCAATTAGGTTTGAGTATCCAGACTTCCCCCGTTTCCAAGCATCGCACTATCGTACGGGGTTCCTCCGTTTTAATGTCCCTAAAATTGTAAAATCTTGCGATACGAAACTCAAAATGTTCTCCGTGAGTGCTCAATATAGGAGCGTAATGCTTTCCTATCGCATCGCTCATATCTACCACACCAAACCACCTACGGCAGAAATCTCCATGAGTAGCCGTTTTTACTTTTGTGGGAGAATAGATAATGCACGGTTGCCCGCTGTCAGAAACTGTCTGGGGCTTACTTGCGGTTTTCTTTCTTGGTGTTTTCCTCATAACTTTTAATATTACTGTGATAAATCTGACGAGTTACTCCGTTCTTTTTAGGTTCTTTCTTAACGGTATATTCCACACCTTTCATCATTATATCCACTTTATTGCAGATGCCGATAATAGGGTGGATGCTTAGAATTTTTACGTATCCAATGTGGTCACGTACTAAGTCCCCAACTTTATAGGGACACCACGACATTACGTACTCGGTTAAAATGCGTTTCTTTTCCAACTTGTACTGTTCTTCCAAGTCTTCCATTTCAGCTCTAAATTCTTTGTAGTCCATATCATTATTCGTTTAAATCAGCCAAATAAGCCTCATGCGCTTCCTTACAGGCTGCATCCATTATATATTCCATATTTTCGTAGTCAGGGTTTTCTCTCATTGCAAAACCCGTTACATCAACATATAAACAACCGTCTTCCTCACATTCAACAATAAACCATCCATCGTTGTACATTACATAGCCATCCTCGTAAATGGTTTGTATTAGCGTGCGTCCGTCTTTCATGGATGAGCTAGCTAATTCGTAGGGACAAGTAATTGTTCCCTGTTCGGCTTGTTGAATGCGAGCCATTGCTACCAAAGCCACTTTTGCAAGCTGCCGACGTGACTTAATGTTATCAACCCAACGGTGAGTTCCAATTGGTTTGCTAAAGTCCAAATTTGCGTAGTACCTGTTACCTTTCATGACGTTGTTTATTTAATTGACTACGCAAATGTACGGGTTCTTATGGAATATCCAAGGAAACACTCGGGAAATTCTTTACATAAATTCAAAATAAAAGCCGCAACCCTCACGGGCAACGGCTCCGAAAATATGATTTCAACATTAAACACCCTACTTATGCTCACGCACTTTTAGATGGCAACAATTAAATTAAGAATATAAAAAATATGAAAATAATTGTATTATGTAAACACAATACTATTTCTTTTTAGCGGCTTTCTTCGGTTCAATGACAACCTTAATTGTCTTTGACGGCTTGAAGCCAAGTGTATGACTTTCCGGGATGTCAAGCGGTTTGTTAGTTAACGGGTTGTTACCAACTTTCGCAGGGTTGATTTTCTGTTTGAATTTACCGAATGGCAGGCTGATTTCACCACCGTTTTCAACACATTCGGTAACAATAACAGGGGTCATCGCATCCACCACCTTTTCGCAATCTCTTTGGCTCAAACCACTGTTTTCGGCTAAAGCCTTAATAAATTCTGATTTTCTCATTTTCGTTTTTAATTTAATTAATAAAAATAGAACTTTGGTTATAATATACGTGATATCACGTGTCTTATCCGGTTTCTTTAATTAGGTACAGGTAGTATCATAAACAATGCAAGCAATATTCCAATTATTACACCAATAAATACGAAACAACCCAAATAGGCGCATCCTTTTTGCATTTCCCGTACATCCTCTTTGTTCTTTGCCTGTTGGCAACGTGCGCACGCCTCTTCGTCCATGCAGCCACACGCACGACATTCACCATCATTTATCATTGACATAACTATCTACATTCATCACTGTAAAACTCTGCAATATCTTGCTTTAACTCATCGCACTTTTCAGCGGCATAACGTTTCATCGCTGTAATAATAGCATTAAACACGTCAGTGTCAAATGCTCTTTTATGTTCGGGGAGTTGTGCTATCTCTTCCCACAAAAATTTTTCGGCTTCTTCCATAATCTATTTTATTTTAAAGTGTTATACGCATATTCTTCCAGTACTTCTTCCACGTCTGCGTCACATAAGCCGCCAACATGGTTTCGCATAAAGTCTTCCAAGTTAGCTCGGTTCTCCTTGTCAAGTTTGTCAGCGGCTTCATTTTCGCCCCGTGCCAATAACTCGGCTACGGGAATAGCCATTTCAAAAGCAAGAGCGTCCACGTTCTGTTCGCACTCTTCGTACAGTTTCTTAATTTCCTCTAAATTCATAATCCTTTGGTTTTAATTATGGTTTTTATACGTTGTGAGTAATTTTTCTTCTCCGCATAAACTCTGTCCAAATAGGCGAAGTATTCGTCACGTGACAGGTTGCGGGCAAATGCTGTCTGCCAAAGTGCATAATCCACAAGACATTCGTACCAACTATTGAAACAGGCGTGCCCGTACAGTACCCCAACAGCAAGCGTCGGGCGGGTAGAGGGTACTTTCATTCCGGTGCAGTTGTGCCCGTCTACGAATAGACGGCTCGTAAAGTGCCCGCTTTCTTCAATGCACTGCGCCATCACAATGTCTGGGTGCTGTATTCGCAAAGCGTATATCGCCCCGTACACACTATCTTGGAGCGTTGTAGCGACGTTCACACTGTCAGTCGGGGTAACTATTGGTTTGCTGCATTGCACTCCAATACACGCCTTATTGATTAGCATGATAAATGAAGCAAGAACAACCATGCGCCACGTTACCCACCAAACAATTCCCAAACTTTTCTTGAAACGTAACCTGTTCATTATATTGTTATTTTAGGCAATTCAGCCGTGATTTTATTAATAGTCTGCAACAGGCTATCTCTTATTTGTGCAGCGTATTCTTCACTCGGGTATAAAGAGGAATATAATGCTGTTCCCCCGTCCAACCAAATGACAAAATACCATCCAAATTTGTGCCTAGAACCCATTAATGCTCTGTCGTAACCTCTAATTATTTCGTTGCCTACTGGATTTTTGCGGTCTTCTTCCGTAATTAATGACAGTGTACGTTCCACTTCCTGACGATACAACTTGTAAGCGTCGGAATATATGTGTGACAACACACTTTCTTTACGAATATCGTTATTGTCCATATAAAATAATTCGGGGGTCAATGCAATTATTCCCGATACTTTCTTAATGTTAAAGACGCACACGGGTTGATTATTCAGTAATATCCACATAGCTTCTACTGATTTAAGGGGAATAAATAGGAAACCTGACCTTTCTCTTCCGGATGATTAAACGGGCGGTTGTCAACGAAAATACAGTTGCCGCATCCGTCTTGCTGTTCTATATTTACCGTCTTTCGGGCTACGTAGTTCTCCAGCCGTGTAGAAGTTATAATCGTGGTCGCTACGCTTTTATCCTTGCGGTCAAATTGCACGGCTTCGCCTGTGTAGACATAAACTACTGGAGCGGTATAAGTGCCGAGCATACCAAATTTATTTCTAAACACCCTGTTATTCACGGTGTTCTCTACGGCTCGTAATTCCACCCATGCAACAAACATAAGGTCGTCGCCCTTGCACGCTCTTAACCTAAACTGTTGGGGTGCGAGTTCGGTAATCTTAAGAGTTGTCCCGTCATCACGCAACATTTCATCGTCCAAATTTAGGGACAGCACTTTGTCGTAAAACGTTTCCTTACTGTTTTGTGCCGTGGTACAACTTGCACCAAGCATCAGGACTGTAAACAGACCTATCAAAATTCTTGTTCTCATAATTGGTTCTCCTCGTTATCGTTAGTAATATTATCATCTGTTGGTATAGTTACGGGCGTGTCCAATGCGTCAATAAGTTCATCGTGAGCATCAAACTCGGTTGGATATTCGTCCATACCCTCTGCCACTACCATCGTAAAGTCCGGCTTATAGGTTTCATCCACGACTACGAACTGTTGCGCTACTCGGCTCCAACGTAGTATGTTCTTCGGTATCCATGTCACACCCAAATCGTTGTTAATGATGCGAAACGCCTTGTTCGTAATATGCGTGATAGCGGCTGTTCGCATAGCGTCATTATAGTAAAAACGCACCAACGCACTACAATCCATGACAGAGCGTATCTGTCCGTCCTGTAATTGACTGCTGTCGCCAAATATGGCACGCCACTTCTCACGTACAAGTTGTCCAGCTAACACCACCGCACCGTCAGGAGCAAAATCCCATTTGTCAAAGACTACCAAGTGGCTCTGACCGTCCTCGGTACGTATTTCCAGGGTAATGTCTGTTATCTTCATGGCTGTCTGAGTATTAAAAATCAGCTTTCAGTTTAAGCACTCGTAGAACTTCTTTGAGTTCGCTGTCAGTATAATTACTAGCTATCTCCTTTGAGACACAATTGTGGTTCATTGCAATTTCTATTGCACGGCTCTTAGATACTTTAATTTGTTTTCTTTTAATTCGCATGACTGTAAGTTTTTATTGATTGACAGCGCAAATATAGTGGGAGGGATTTATATAAACAAAAAATCCCGGAAATATTTCCGGGATATTCCTAAGATTTAACAATTGACCTAAATTTCTAGGCGATAAATTGGGTTACAGTCTTCGTCCTTAGTGGCACTCACGTACATAGTGCCATTCCATTCAAATGAAATAATACATCTTGGGACAGGGCTGGCAACGTCTATTAAAATTCGGGTAAGTGACACGTTGCGTACTACCTGATACAGCCTTTCCCCCGATATGTTATTAATCATACAGACCAACAGGTTTCTTCGCATAGTGTCAGGCGGGTTCTGCCATACCGATTTATTAGTAGGTGGTGTATCATCCTCAACCTCTATCGCCCCGCTAGCTAGCTTCTTAGCTCGTTTGCGCCAATATTGCGCCTCGGCTGTTAGTTTGTTTACCTTGCGAATCAAACGGTTAACTAAACGTCTTTTACGAGTTGCAGCGTGCATCTTTACTCTTATTATCTTTATTGGTTTCATGGCTTAAATAACAAAATTATTAATATAACAGTTGTCCAGATAGACTGCCAAAATGCAGTCATCGCCCAATGAATACCCGTAGGGTCGTTTTCGGAAAACTTTGTCCAGTTGCTGAACATAATACCTATCCCAACAATAGGAATATAATATTTCCACATCTTTTTCATAATTACAGGTACGGGTCAATGTTTTCAGCTAGCCACGCCTCGTCCTCAAAATTCTTTTTAAACTCTGCGACTTTGGCGTCAAATTCTTCTTTAGTTTCAGCCTCAAACGTCTGTGAGGCGGGGCACATTGTATTCGCATACGCTTCCATCTGGTCACGTTTGTTGTTATACGCTCGTACACGAGCAACAGAAGCGGGGTAACGAGGAACCGTAGGGTTAGCACATTCTTCAGTGGGTAATACTTCCCATTTGCTATAAGCTAAATAAAGTCCGTAAATCATGATTGTAAATGGATTATAGGTGTAACATCGTAGGAAGTCAAATATCCCTGGACTTCCAATATCAGGTCTGCGAGCTGTTGCTCTGTAACTACTCCGTCGGCTACAACCGTGTATATTAGTGCGGGTTCGCCTACGGGGTTAATTCCAAACGTCAGATGGAACGGCACGTGCCGTTCCACAAAGAACTCGGTTGTCACCTGCCACACTGTTTGCGGTGTGACTAAGTGCATTCTACTAGCAGTCTCCATTCGGGTTGTTATTGCTGTTTATAACAATAGGAATTTCTACCTCTGGAGTATCATTATCATCCATCTCTTCACGTATGTCTTTCACCATTTCTTGGAAATTCATTAAAAAATCGGGTATCTCATCGGGGTATTCGTGTAAGTACGACAGAACCGCATTATATACCAAGTGTCGTCCAGCGATATCCTGTGGGCTATCCCCACCCATAGCGTTCGCAATAGCTATGTCAGGCAATACAACTCCACCCTCTTCTTGATGTGTTACCTCATCAATAATTCCAATACGTTTGATGATTTCGTTTTTGTTGTCACAAATAGCGATAAATGCGCAACACTGTCCATATTCACGAAGTTTCGCATAAAGGGTATCAAATAACTCGTAAAGTTCGGGCGTAAACCCTTTCTTTTCCTTTTTCTTTGCCATAATCTATTTCTCCTTATTTTTAATTCCTGTCTTTCCATAATACAAACCACTATGTCGCCCGCTCGGCATACAGTACACACGACACAACAATGCTTCAGCGGTAATGTTACGGTCGTTAGCGGCTACAATTCTGGCGGCTTTATTTGCAGCCGCTTGAGCTGACTTGCGATATACCTTGTCCAGTGTCTTAAAACGGGTTCCGTCACTGTTTAACACGTACACTCTATAATAACGAGCCCCAATTTCGGGGCTCTTTGCTGTTGTTCCCATGTCAAGTAGATTATTCGTTAGTAACTGTTACGTTGCCCAGAGCCTTTTCGGCACGAGCTATTTTACGTTTCAGGCTCGCAATGCGGTGTTTAACCTCTTTAGAGGGTTCGGCAATGGCTTCCTTTTCTTTAAGTTCAGCCGTATATTTATCCAACCGTTCTTGAGCATTCCCGCGACGTGCCTTTTTATCAGTGTTTACGTTCTCTTTGGGGCTCTTTTTAGCGGCTTTCGGTTCTGCCTCTGGCTTGGCTACCTTTGCAGCCTTTTTCGCCCGTTTAGCCTCTTCTTCAGCTTTCTTAGCGGCTTCAGCCTCAGCCTTTGCACGTGCCTCCTCTGCCAATACGTCAGCCGTCTTAATACAAGTTGCTACATTCTTAACAATCTCGGCTTCACGCTTTTCGCTTAGCTCCTTGTAAATGGTAACGAGGCGTCCATAACCCTCAAACAGTTCCTTTTTGTTGTTCTTTTCAGTGTATTGGCGTGGCGTGTAGTTGCTGCTTAGCTTGGCGAGTGCTACCTGTATATTAACAATTTCTTCCAACATAGTTGGTTTGCTTACATACTTCAGACATTTTGTTTCGTTCAACATATCGTTGTTAATCACGAAATTTGCGGAATTGTTTACTGTTGCTTTCATAACTATTGAATTTTAAATTGTTTATTGAATTAATTTGACATTGCAAATGTAGTTACTTCAATTGAATTGTGCAAGAGTTTATCCGGAAATTCTTCAAAATATTTTGATTTTATGCTTGCAAGCCCCATGTAGAGGGTCATCCAAAGATTTCGTTGATAACATAGTTCGCAAAGCGTTCTTCCAGTTCCCTGCGAGCGTCTGGAGTTGGCTCATGTGTACGTAGGCTCTTAAAGTATATCGTATCACGCTCTAAAGTGGTCAACATGACGCTTAAAGCGTTCGGGTGATAAGTATGCACCGTTACGAGGCGTCCGTGCCGTAAATCGTCGCAAACGGTTATCTCCCAACAGTTATCCTCGTTCGCACGTAGGTAACAGTTCCTCACCCCCATGCTGCCACCACCCAACAGGGGTCGGATGTGGATTTGGTAGTCATGTCCAGGAGTGTACACCCGTTGTCTTCTTAACAGGTAGCGACCACACGCTGAACGATGCACCCACTGTTCGTCACATGCTTGTATTACTCGTACCCACGTGCGCTCGGGCACGCTGTTTAAATTCACCATCATAATTCTTATTTTTAGTTTGGTTATTATACTACCATTCTACACCGTTCAGCAAAGCTCCTCGGTCTACGAACGGTTTATTAGGGTTTGCCACGGCTAGCTCCACAACCTTTTTAAGCACCCAATCATCAACGCTCAATTTACAGGTGCTCGCCCTGTAATAATGGACGGCTGACTTCGGAACCCAAACGTTCTGTAAATAGTCCCGTCCATTATAACGAAAGGCGACATTATACATTGTCGCCTGTCCACTCTCACTTGTTTTGCCTATATAGGCACTAACTACCGCCATATTAAATAGAATAAAGTTGTGACCAATGAATTTTCTTAAGGTTAGTGAATTCTCCTTTACGTTTTGCCCAATCCGGAAGCATCATGTAATATTCACCCTCAACCACGCCACCAACAATTTCCCCCGCAACCCTGTCTTTTGCAGGAGCGGTTTCCCACGGGCGAAATTCCACCCGTTCACCATTTTTAAATTCTTTTGCCATAATTCTAAAAATTTAATAGTTCCAAATAACTCTGTTTAAACACTCAACCACAACGCTCCACGCCTGTACAATGAAGTACAATACCAATAGGAACAGGCTTATAATAACACTCGCCCAAAACTTTATCCACACGTTACGGTAACGAGGTTTTAGTATGCGGCTACCGAACCGTCCACAAATGAAGTTATAAATTTTCTCTGCCATAATAATTGAGTTTTAATTGTTACTGATTTAACTTGATGGCACAAATATAGGGGCAAAATCTGGAATATCCAAGACCTCCCCCTATAAATTCATCAATAAAACTCAAAATTATTTTTCAACACCCTGTTTGTACGGGTAGCCATCAGTATAATCCACCACGGCTTCCATCACCTCATTAAAGTAGGTAGCCATCTTGTGAGCCGACGTTGCGTTGTCTTTGTGTTGGCTTCTACACATCTTTTTCACGCCTGCTCGTGTAGCTATCTCAACCATGCTGTTCATCGCCAAATAGCGGAGTTTCGGGTTTTCACGCTTGTCTTTTTCTGACAGGTAAATAAATCCGCTACGTTTGTACTCCACCGTCTTTGCCTCAAAATCCACACGAAACATCAAGAAAACGCTGTTGTCGCTAATACCGTTCGGGTAGTCCTGCGGGTTCAAAGCGTCCACTACAATAAAACAAATGTTCGGGTAAAAGTTGGTGCAACTGTATCGCACTTGTTTTGCGAGCGGGCACTCTTTTTGTATTAACCCACAAATTTCTTCTAATTGCTTACTGTTCATTGCTACTAATTCGTCTCTAGTTGCCATATCTGTTTCCTCCTATTATTTAAATACTGTTGGTAATTCGTTAGTTCTTCCGGCTGCATAATTAAACACCTGTGCCACGTCCTTAGCAAGTTGGCGGCTTAATTCACGGTCACGCCCTACATAACCCTCGGCACGCAACGTTTTTAAAGCCTGACGACTGTTAGAGAGTGCTGTTGCTGTTTCTTTGCACGGGTTCTTATCAAAGGCTTTATCGGCAGCCTCGTAAGCGGCTGTAAGTTCAATTTCTTTTGCGATGTACTGTTCTTTTGTTAACATAGTCTTAAACGTTTTATTGATTTTGATGTTACAAAAGTAGTCTTTTTATTTGAATATCCAAGGAGTGCTCGGGGAAATTCTTAGAATATTCTTAAGATTTGTCCATTTTCTCACTTTTACAGGTTGTTTTCGTGCTTCGGTTTTACTCGGTTTTCGTAGGAGACAAACCATGTCATTTGTAAATCTTTTTGTTGCCCTTACTCCGGGATTTGTCGGGTTTTGGTAAATATAAATTACTATATTAGGAACAGGGTGTGAAACTCGGGATATAAACACCTGCTCCACACGACAGCCCTCGGTCTTCAGGGATATTGATGCGGGCGGGAATTTCGCCTCAAAACTCCTGGAACCACTATATAACCACCCAACCCACCAACCCCGAACCATCCCTCGCACTCAACCACACCCCCTCTAAACCAACCCCCGCACACCCTCAACCACTCTCTATATCTCCTATCACCTACCTATTCCTCTACCCCTGTACCTATCCACCCACTATACTACCTACTATATATTCTCTACCTATGCTACTCCATATTATTCATCACTGATTATGTGCCTGTCCCTTATTTCTTTTTGAGTACCTACAATTTTAACTGTCAGCGACTTATGTGATTATCCACCTGCCTTTTTCTTTAAGACATCAATAGGAGCGATTCGGCTTTATCACGTCCAAATCACCCCTACTGACATCCCACTCGAATTTACAATTTCAATTTTCGTAGACCACCTATATCCACCGTCGATTACCTTATAAACTGCCACGCAAAGAACCCTGTAAATGCAAGTAGAGTTCCCACTACGAACAGCCAATCTATCAGAACAGGGAGCATTTTCCACCCCGCCATTCTTTTATTGAACAGTGCTAAAACTATCAGACACACGAGGAGGATATACGCTAGCTCCGCCAATCCCCAGATGATGAAAATCGCATCACTCATATACCAATATTCATCAATCTGCCACATCATCATTTTCACCCCGTACCCTTGTACCAAAGTACTTCTCAAACAACTTACCGAGCTGCCGTATGGCTGCAAATATGCTTCCCTTTGGTTTATTCAGTGTGCTCTTCATCTGTCTTAGCACCTCATCAGGGTTCTCTTTTGCTGCCGCCACGTATGTCACAGTACGTTTGTTATCACCTCCTAGCTTTACCACCAGATATACATCTTCAGTACGGTCTGGCTCTACTATTACATTTATCGCCTCTTGCGGAATAGGAAGATGCAATATGCTCTTCTGTGTTTCTTTTTCTGTCATAATACTAATCTTTCTTTTTATCAGCCACTACCCAATCATTCGCCCGTATATCCCTCCATGTTGGTACGTATGGAGTAGCGTGCCAATTTATGTCCAAATCATTTATAAATCTTGGAGTAACCAACAGGTATTGTTTCTCCGTTGTAATTTCACGGCTACGCCCGTCAAACTGTACGGCTGCTCTAAATCTTTCTGGAAGATGTGAAGCCACATGTACGTTCAGCAACATAACGAACGCATTAAATCCGTCTTCATTTGCACCCCAACTTTTTCTTCTGATAGGTATTCCTCCGTCGCATATCTGCAACGCATCAGCAATACACATTTCACGCTCTTCATTATTAGCGGTTGGTTCAACAAACATCTTTCTGAACAGTTCATCCACTACTACATGATAAGTCGGATATACCCCATGCGAGGTCGTAATAGGTAGCAATACCCAATCCTCAGCCTCAACAGGCACACATCTGCCCCTCTGTGTATCATAAATATACACAAACGGTTTCCCTGGAGTTGTACTACGGGTGTTTCGTCATCTGCATACCATTCACCACTTACATCAGCCAGTTTGTCACCAAGTTGTATTTCTCTTCTGTTCACATCTAAAAACATACGCCCTCAATTTATTTAGGATAGACAATAACAACATATCTCTGGATTTTCAGCAAAGTTTGCTTCAAATTCCATCTTTGTCACTTCCGTTCTATACAAAACAACTACTTTTTGAAAACCATAATCTTGACAAATACGATTGACAACCTTTGACAGTATAAATTTTCCCTTAACACTTACATATACATTCTGATGCCCTGTTTTTCCGTTTTCATTCAAAAACATTGTCGCCAATAAATAACAAATATTTTTCATTATACCCTCACTTTCTTGTTAAGCCGTTTCACATGCCTGTTTTTCTTTTTGCGTTTATCCAGTTGTTCCTGACGCAACTGTTTAGCTTTGGCACTTTTCGGCTTCTTAGACCTGTAATTATCCAATAGGAACAATTCAGCTTCCTTCAGTTTATCTAAAATTTTGTCCATATTTTATTCATCTATAAATTTAACTTTGTCCCATTCAGGCACTTCCCCAATATGCGGAAGACTGTGGTAACGGCACACTTCTAATACAGTTACTTTTTCCAACCAACGTTGTTCGTATCCAATCGTTACGGGTCGCCAAGCAAACCAACTTCTTACTCTTGTCTGCCCCTCTCTTGGCTTTGGCGGGGGTGGTGGTAATTGTTTTCTCATACGCTCAAATTAAGTCTGTATAGAAAGAATAACAACGTAACCAACCAAATACACGCCAAGATTATACATAATGTCTTATAGAAGCCCGTAGATAGGTACACGCTCCTTTTGCGTGGTACTTTATACTTACTCAACATTTCTACAAATGCTTGGAGTTCCGGTTGCGCAAATTTGTCTATGCAACGTGTCGGGTACTGTTCAGCATATACCTCTTCCCCATTAATCCATACCTTTCTTGACAATGTGGAATCATCAGATACTTTGCTCACACCCTTTACAGTGGCGTCACCTGTTTCACGGGTATGTACCTCAACCAATGTTACAACCGTTCTTGTTACCTCTGTTTTCATTTTACTCGTATTACTTTGTAAATAGCTCTAAAGTTTAATTTCACATTATCGGGATTGAACAGTACCGTCGGAATATTAAATACTCGTAAATTAGGATTCGCCTGTATGTACAACTCAATTGCTTCACAATCTGGTTGACAAAATATTCCCCAATCCTTTTCATCCACCATTTGGGCAACCACCCGACTATCACATAAATCTGGAACTAATGGCACATAATACACCAAATATACTCTCTTATCTACTTGTAATTTTCTCTTTTGGTACTTACTCATTTCACGCAACAAATACTCAAAACGCACTTTAAAATACATTTTGTAACACGCCCAAACAAGCACTAATCCAATCAATACAAATAAAATCAATACAAATAAAATCAATTTTTCCATTTTTCTATAATTTAAAGTTTCTAATTTCGTCAATAACTTTCTGCCTGCGGGCGGGGTCGTTAAAGTCAATTGTCCGCCCAATAGGTTCAGAACTTACAACTTCAAACCTTCCATCAGGATGCTTCTTTAGCACCGTCTTAACAGCATAATCGTTCTTATGCCCAAAGTCCACACCTATTACAGTGGCTACGCCATCTTTCGTGCCCCATGCTGTAATCATATTATCTTTTTCTATTAGTTCCATCCGCCCCAAATTCTTTCAAAGTTACTAAGTTTCTTTCCGCATCGTGAACACTTTTTATATGCTCCAGCCACCCATCGGGATTGGTTGCGCTTTTTACCACCTTTGCGGTTCAGGCTGATATGCCCGTTCCGCAATCGGTGCTCAATTACCCACTCTACATCGTGCCCGATGATAAAGCAAATAGCACGTTGCACCCACTTATATTTCCTCATAGGTGCTTTCAAATTTTTCCTTGGACATTACATGCAGCTCTCCATCAGAAGTGGTAAATATATAATCACCTAGCTCTACACCGTACACTCCTCCACATTCATGTATAAATTCTATGTAGGAAGTGGAACGGTCACAAAATTCTTTATCAAATACTACATGTTTATCAGCTTGTTTAATAAAAGCCACTACCTCATCATAATTGTCTTTAGTTAGCTGAATTATGTCAAACTCGCCCTGAAATTTGGCTCTGTAATTCTTTTTCATATCTTCTTTGTTCTTTGGTTAATACTTCACGCATACTTATCTCCTGCGTCAGCTTGCGTAACTTATTACGTGCATCCCTGATATACTGCCTAACCACACGCACCGAAATGTCCATTTCGTCAGCTATTTCAGTATAACCCATGTCGTTCACGTAATACAGTTGCAACAGCCTACATTCATTCGGCTGCATGTATCGCATCAGCCCTGTAAGGTAGGTCATCTTCTGTGTTAAAATTATACGCTCATCGGGAGTTGGCTCGTCGTCCATCACCTGTATATCTGCCCCATCCTCATTTTCTATGCTCGCTTCTATGCTTACAATTGTAACCCGTCTTACTTTTCGGGTGTAATCTAATGCGGTGTTAGTAGCTATCCGGCTCACCCATGTACTTAAACAGTAATCCGGCTGATAGCGGTGCAAGCGGGTGAATATCTTTTCAAATGTTTCCATTGTAAGGTCTAAGGCTATTTCGGCGTCCATCACTATTTTGCCTATCTGGTAATTCACCGCCCTGTTAAACCTGTTGTATATTGTTTCACATGCTTTACTGTCCCCACCTAAAGCCTTTTGTACTAAATGGAAGTCACGCTCTTTTGTAGTCATCATTCTTCGTCCTCCTCGTTATAAGCGTTTGTACTATTCCCAATCTGTTTGTGATAGGTGTTATCTTTGAGTGTCATTGCGAGTGCCTTAACCGCCAATATTTCTTCCATAGTGGGTTCTTTACGGTTGTCCAGTTCCTCACGTATATCGTCGGCAAAATCGTTAGTAAACAAATGATGCTTTTCACAATAGGCTTGCTTAAATGCTTCACGCATGGCGACACGTTCTTTAAGAAAGTTATGTTTGTGCCATTCCCAGAACTGTGAAAATTCTATATATTCACTAGGCGTCAAGTTTAATTCAGCCCAAATTTTCTTTGTGCCGCCATTACGATAAACGGTATAGTCTTCTTTAAAGCGGGTATTCGCCCCAAACATGTACGTAAAACAATTAACAAACAGCGAACGAATAGAAGCTCGTAATGGAAATTCATAAGTTACTTTTGCATCTTGGTCTAAATCCTCAAGGGTCAAACCATATTTTTCACATAAGGCTTCTAAAACTCTTTGAGCATTTTGCGCCTCACCACCTACGCCTCTCAAGGCTAGTTCTTGCAACTTCTTAATCTTTAAGAGTATTGCTGCGGGTACTAAATTTTCTGTTGACATAACTATTAAGTTTTTTATTGACACCGCAAATATAATACTTTAATTTAAACTGCAAAAGAAAAGCCGGAAAATTTTCCGGCTTATTCATAGATTTGTTTTACTGCAACTTAGTATAAGTTAATGTCCAGTACATAACTCTCATGTCATGGGGATTTGTACTAGCCAATCGGGTCGCCCTAATAAACCCATTCTTCAACAGGTATTCCCCTAGTCGTTGAGCTGCATTGTGTTGCTCATGTTCCAAATACTTAGCATAACAGGCGTCACCCTGCAACTGTTTAACCATCGGGTCTGACATTGCTGTTACTTGCACTTGATTCGCTGTGTATATAACCCTCTCCACTGTTGTCCTTTCTATTGGATAAGGGCTGTCAATGTCATTATGCAAAAATCGTGGGACAGGGTGCTCAACATTAAAGAAACTTAGTTGCTGTACCGACATATCCGGATACGTGATAAAATTATCATCCAACTTTTGCGGTGGTGTGGCTAGCTCTGTCAGTATCGGAACCAACTTTTCTTTCAACAAACGATAATCGTTAATCACTTCGTCCACTCCGGCTTTGTATCCGGTTGTGTACATTTCTTCAAGCGGTGCGTCGCTTAACAATGTTTTAAAGGCAAACTTAATTCTTTGCCACAAATTTTTCTTAAAATACATAATCTTCTTTTTATTTAGTTTCTTTATCAGGTGCTTCCCTAATTAAAGCCTCAACCAAACGTTTATCGTCTGCGTTCAGCTTAGTATATTCTACTACGGTGGTATAATGTTTAATGCCAAACCGTTTCTCTAATTTACGCAAATAAAGCCATGTATATCCATTCAGGTTATCCACAAAATCAACATGTGTCGCACCCCATTTATTAGGTGCAATCGGAATATAATCACTAAAACTGTTATACCCTTTATTGGTGCATAGCTGTGCTATTTCAGCGGCTAGCAACGCTCTTTTCTGTTTCTTTGCCATATTCAATCAATTTATTTTTAGTGGTACGCTATTTAAAGCACTTATAATATCCTTTTTGTAGGAATAACTTTTGGCAATAATCACGCCCCGAAAAGCGTTTGCCTTTATCTTCCCCCATTTTTCAACCACCTCATAATCTTTGCGGTCAAACGGGTTGTTAAACACCCTCCACTTCCCAAATTGGTACAAGCGAGCTTCCCAAACCGAAGAACCCGTCCTGCGATTAGAATGACGTAGGCACTTCAAACGTATCGTTGGGGTTAATTCAACTTCCAATTCTGTGCTCGTTGAATTAATAACCTGAAAATTCTCAACAGTTGGCTTCATAATTATTCCTCCGTTTTATTTTTACGTCCACTTAAATAAATCTTCTTGTATTTCGCAATATTAGCCTGAAATTGGGCTTTACATTCGCTACTCTGTGCCATTCCCTCGTAACGTTCAAAAATATCTTTAAATTCCAGCAAAACACGCTTATCTTCCAACATCTGTTTCATAATTTCCAGTTGTTTCTTGCTCACCTTTTCGGCTTTCGCCATACTTTCGTAAAACCCTCGTTTAAATTCATTGCGAAATTTTACGCCTGTATAAGCGTTCAAAAACGCTTCCTTTATTCTGTTGGCTTTTGCCACCCAAATATCCAACCCATACACTTCCCACATAGTTTCTTTAATAGCGGGTTTCACAACGTTTGCCATGCAGCCCCAACCAATACCGTCCGTATTGTTATCGCTAATAACCGCTCCGCATATCATACATCTGTTATGTTCCATAATTCAAAAGTTGTGCGGGGCTTGCGCCCCACGGGTTATCATTTAAGTTCGTAAACGTTTTTACTGTCAGCACAAACCACATAAGTCGGTAACTTAGTGTTCGTTAGGTGGCAAACGGCACTCTCCATTGCGCTTCGGCTTGTATAAAAGTAAATACCTCGTATTTTCTGTACAAACATTAAATCGTTAATGCTCTGTCCATGCTCTGTAATTAATATCTGGCTAAATGCAATACTTTCAAAATTTACTACACCGTCCAAAGCTGTACTGATTGCTACGATATCACTTGCCATAGTTCTTTTGTTATTTACTGTTGTTGCCATAATTTGTATGTATTATGGTAGCCCAAAGACTACCGGATTAAACTTTAAAACATCATCGTTATTTCAGCCCATTTTTTATAGCCAAGATAAACTGCCCGCTCAATAGCTTTATCTAATGTTTTTGCTTCAAATAGCACTTTCTTTGTGTTGTAATCTAAGCCGTAGTAACTTACTACTTTATTATGAGCATTAACTCCTTTTTTATGTATTTCCAAAAGTTTCATAGTTTCCATAATTTTGAATTTTTTAATGAGTTATTGTTTATTGACACTACAAAGGTAGTCATAATTTTGAAATAGCAAGACTTCACCGGACTTTTTCTTAGATTTTTCTAATAATTTTCTTTTGACTACCTTTGTGGCGTATATACATCAACTTTTAAAAATGTACATTATGAAAGTAAACATTGGATTAACATCAGAGGACATAGCTAAAAGTCTTGTCCTACTGAACGGCTTATTAGCCGACCACTTTACCCTGTTGCTAAAAACATGGCAGTTCCATTGGAACGTTATTGGCTCTTCTTTTGGCAGTTATCACGAAGCTATGCTGAAACTTTATGAAGCCGAAATTGAACGTGTTGATGACGTTGCTGAACGTGTGCGGGCACTAGGCGGAAGACCGCTTGGTAGTATGGAAGCTATGTTACAGGCAAACCACATTCAAGAGTTTGAAATGTCTCAGCCACTTCCGACGGACATGGAAATGTGGAAAATTATTTCTGCCGACTGGGACACGGTAATTAGACGCATCCGTGAAATTCATGACCAAGTGCCACCCGCTGACCAAGGAACCTTAAATTTCCTTGAGGACATGATTGAAAGCATGGAAAAAGAAGCGTGGATGAACCGTAGTTATAACGAAATGCGGTAAACAAATCGGGGAGCCATTTGGCTC